GGTTTGTGTAAAATGTTTGAACATTGCTCCATGCGTCGCTCATCATAGAGTAGTCGCCAGCAGCCGTGGTGGCATCGTCGCGCAGCGCGTTTAACTGGGACAACTGGTCCGCATTAAGGCGCGACGGGTCGCCCCCGCCCGTAAGCTCAACGACGGTATTGTCTGGCATTACCCGCACAAGCTGGCCGTTTACTTCACGGATTTCGCCAACCGCTGGCTTCGCAAACAACTGACTCGCGGCATCTTGGCCGCTGATCATGCCCTGTTCAACCATGCTGGCCAAATCCTCGCGACCATTGGCTCGAAGGTATTCAATTGTCCTATTGCGCGATTGCGAATCTGCGCGCTGCTGGCGGCTCGCTTGGATGCGACCTGACAGCCCCTCGTCTGGGCGCTGCCGCAGCGTGTTGGCTGCCATTGCGATGTTGCCCATCGTGTTCCTGAATTGGTCGCGCTGGTAGAATGGCAGCGCCGTCTGATCCTGCGCCGACGGGTCGCGCTTCTGCACGCCCATCATCTCAAGTATGCCCTTCGGGGCTTGCTGTGTCGGCGTCATTGGCTGTGATCCTCGTGTGCTTGTTCTGCCCTGCATGGCTGGCGCATTGCCACCCAACGCCGACGTGAGCCAGTCTGGCGTCGTCGCGCCTGTGTAATCTGCGCCCCAAGTGCGGCGGGGGCCGACGTCAAGGTGTAGCGCGTTATTGTAGCCGCCATATCCTGTGAACCCAGCGGAATTTGCCGCCTGCACAAGCGCCGCACGATCCGCTGGGGACAGCCCCGCAGTCGATACATCAAATGCGTTGCCGTGCATGTGCTGAGAGCGTTTTGCCCCGCCAGCAGCCGCATTCTGTGCTGGGTCGCGGTAGGCGCTATTGACAGTCAGCGGCTTGCCCCACGTCGCGTTTAGCTGCTCCCAAGCCGCAAGAGCCTGTGGCGACATATTTGACATCGCTGCCATTTAAGACACCATCGAGCCAATGGCTGTCATGTAGTCCCAGACACCCGGCTTGTACGTCTCTGTATTCGTTGACCCAACTGGAGCCGCAGCCGACGCACCTGTCAGAGCGCCCAGGCGCTTGAACGGGTCTTCGTATTGCCGCATAAAGTCGCCGTACTGGCCCGCGAGTTGCGCCATCTGCAAATTCTGATCCATGCCGCCAATGCCAGCCATGCCAGCCGCACCTTGCGCCAGTGCGCCTTGCTGCGCACCGAACTGGTTCATCGTGGCCGCCTGCGCCTCGTTGTAGCCTTGGCGGTTCAAGTCGGCGATCATCTTGTCACGGCCCAAGCCGTATGCCGCCGAACTCTCGCCCTCGTAGACGCCGCGTCGGCTGCTGTCGAATGCGCCCGAACCGATGACGTTGGCTTGCTCGCCAACCATCTGCTTCTGACGCTCGCGATCCATCAGGGCCAGCGTGGGGTCCATGACGTTCTGCGTGTAGGCCGACATATTCTGCTGCGTGAGGGCATTCCAATCTGCGGGAGTGTAATTGCCTGCCGCGCCAGCTTGGCCATACATGCCAGCGGCTTGCGTGCTGTAGTCGCTCAAGCCTGGGGCGTATTTGCCGCCGTAGCCCTCGAATGAGCCGTTGGCCACGTTTGTTGCCGCTGGGTTAACTGTGTTGGCGAAGTATTCAACACCCGGACCCGTCGGCGTGCTTGCGTTGGTGGTTTTACTTTGTCCCAAGACTAAAGCTCCATTTCATATGCGACGTGCTTTGGGGTAAACATATACCTTTTGGCAAGTTTTGACCACCCTGCGCGTGCGTGTGTTTCTATCGCGTCATATCCTGCGAGGCGAGACACCCTAGCCAGCTCGGCCAGCGCATCTCCCGTCCACAGGTCGGCCCGCTCGCCGCCGATCATCTCAATGACCATGACGCGCTTGCGGGGGTAATTCTGGTCGGAAGTTGTCATCGCGGCCAGCGGCTTGCCATCGACGTAGATGCCCCAAAGCCGAGAGGTTCCGTCGTTGAGCCAGCCCAAGATGTCATCCATCCCGCACCGATCCGACATGCGCTTCTGCGCCTTTTCGATCATGGGGCCGAACGTCGGCCAGTGCTGGTCGATCATGTCGGTTGGGACCAATCGCGTGTCGATCTTGTGGGCCGCGATGGTCTCTTCGGTTTTATTCATCGCACCTCTTCCCAGTGGAAACTGACATCCGCCGTCACGTTGTTGGTCAGGGCGTAAAACGTCACCCCGATCACCACCGCATTTGCGCCGTCGATGTCCAATCCATAAGGCAGGCGATTGGACAGGCCACGGCTTTCGGTTGTGCCTGTCGCCCGCCCGCTGCCTGACGGCGCTGCCGCCGACTCAATCACAAAGCCATTCGTGAAGCCTTGCCCCACGTCCTGCGAGCTCTCCATAATCGAATAAGGGCCATCGCTTGTCCAAGTCTCGGTGCCGTCCAAAATCGGGATGTAATGCACTTCGCTGTAAACCGTGCCGCCCGTCGCGTTGACCTCGTACCGCAGCGGGCTGAAATGCCCACGGTTTTCAATCCCGTTGAACGTCAGCTTGTGGCGCTGCGCAAATAGCATCTGCGCATTGGCCGCGCCGTTGGGGATTGCGACGTTGTTCGCGCCACGGCTGAACGGGAATGCTTGCAGGTTGTCCGAGCCGCCCTCGGTCGTGACCTGTGAGCAGATTTGCTTGAGCGTCGATGGTGCTGCGGCTGTGCCCGTGTTCGTGATTTCATAACGCACAGGCAGGTTGGCCGTGGTCATGTAAGTGGTGGTTTCGGTGTTGGCATTGGTAAAAGTGTGAACGGTGATCAATTGACCCTCGATCACGATGCCCATGCGAACCTGACCAACGCCCAGCCATTCCAAATCAATCGTGAAAATGTGGGTCTTGGACCAGTCGGCTGTAACGCCTGACGGTCCAGTGCCATCCAGCGTATCCTTGTTGAAATCGGCCTGATACACCTTGCGAGCGTCGCTGATAGAGCCAGTGCTGTTCGAGCGCAGCAAAACATAAGTGCCGCCGCCGTCCTGACCAAAGAAAACGCCGTTCTTTGTCTCGCCGTAGCCAATCAGCTTATTCGTGTTGGTTTGGGCTGTGCCTAAGACGCCAGTGCAGAAAATCTGCTGCGACTTGCCGGGCTGGTAGCGAAAGAATTCTCGCGTCTGGCGGATCACGCTCGCCCCGCTGGTCACAGGCACCGTCAGATCGGCTGCGCTTTCATCTGGCAGATGCGTGACTGTTCCCGCGCCGACCAGCTTTTCGACCCACAACAGCGGCTGCGTGTCGTACTGCATTTGGCTGTCGAAAACCGTTTCTGGATTGGACACCCGTAGGCGTCCGAATGCGTCTAAATTTTCCATGCCTTGTCCATATGCTAGGGGCTTCCACACGCCGTTATACGATACCACCGGGTAACCGTTGGCGCTGTCCCACATGATGATGCCATCGTCCGCCGCGCTGTCGCCACTTGATCGGTAAATCAGGCGGCTTACGTTACGCGCAAGCTGCGCCGAAAGCTGACGCGCCCAGACGCGCCAATCAGGGCCAACGGGTGGCGGCGTTACGGCACTCATCTGCCGCCCCCCTGCGTCACGTCAAACCTGAACTTGCCGACGCGCCACGACGTCTGCGTGTTGGCGTCCAAGCGCATCCTGACCTGACGCCCTTGCACGCGCACGGACGTCGGGTCGGTCAGCGTGTATGGGCCGTGTGACGCCTCGTCGGCATTTGGGTAGAGGCGCGTCTTCAGCGTCATCGTAACGTCGCCAAGATTTAGCTCGTCCGGGATCATTTTCGTGATCACCGCCAGATTGTCGCCGACGCCGATGCGGAATGGACCCGTCTCGGCGTAAACTGGCAGGCCGTCGTAGTTGAAGCCCGTCTCGTGATTGTAGATGCGGCCACCGGCGCTGGCCCAGATCGGTGCGCGGAAGACGCCACGATCAACCCCTGCGCTGCGCGACAGTTTGCCGATCAGCCAGTGGTTCTCGGTGTAATCGAACGCCACGTAGCTGTCGCAGTCGTCGCTCGTGGATGACGGGTAGAACCACCAGATCTCGCCGTTCTGGCCATTGGTCACGGCCCAGCACTTGCTGATCTGCGCCGGGTTGATGTCATTAAAGACAAGGTCATGCACCGCGCAAGGTATCTCGGACACGCTCGATCCATCGTATGCGAAGAAGCCGCGCTGGCCCATCCACATCACGCCGCGAGGGGTGTCCGACAACGCCTTGCGGGCGACCAGGCCGCAGGACGATCCCACGCGGTCAAACTGGAACACAAACGGCGCGCCGACGTAGACTGCGCGGTGCGCGTCCTGATCCGTCAGGATGAGCGTCTGGCCCTCGGTGCGGACCCCCGCCACGATCTGCCCGGCCGACTGCAAGATCGTGTCACCGGCTTGGTTTGTGCTGGATGCCGTCCAAATCGTGTTATCTTCAAAGTCTGACCACGCCACCTTTCGTGGGTCACCGCCAGCGCCGAGAGCAAACAGGAAGCGGTTTTCCGTCACCACCAAGCCAAGGTTATCCACGGGAGCATTGGCCACGACAGCAGCAGGCACCATAGGGTCAAGCTGCCACTCGTAGATCTTGCCGTCAGTAGGCGCGCACGCGACCAGATACTGGCCCCATGTGTCCAGAGACCACGTCGTGGCCTCCGAGTAATTGCCTGTGTCAGGCCGAGACTGACCGTAAAAATCTGTTCCGTAAGCCCCGCCGCCGTAGCCAGTGTTGACCGCCGCATCGAGGAGGCCAGCCGTGTATCCGACGGGCGTGATGTCAGTTGTCGTGCCGGTTGACGTCGTGGAATACAGATGAGTGTAGCTGCCTGCCGCGATCCAGCGGGTTGAGTTGCTGTTCCAAGCAATCATGCCTCTGGCGGTGGCGGCGTAAATTGCCGACCCCACGCGCAAAACCCAGCCAGCAACAGGCCGAAGACTGCCCTCGTGCCAGCGCACTAAGCTGCC